GCAATAATAGTGGTCGTGTGGCCAAGCTCCCTTCGGTGTGTACTGGTTGCACATTCCTTTGGGCGGCTTCTTCGATACCCGGTTGCCATTAGGCCAATCGTATTCGTGCGGGGCTTTGTGATAACCACAGGTGCAGTGCGTTGAGGCCGGACTAAATTCTCCCCGAAATTCAAAGAACGCTAATCTGAATGACGATGGTTTGATCGATGCTTCGTCGCAACAGATTGCGGTGCGCCCTTCTAGTTCGGGTGGCGAGTCCACTTGCTGAGTGCAAGAGCAGATCGCACAGCTTGGGATTGGCGGGTCATACTTGACCCCGCCTTTAGCAGTACAGACTGCGTTAGCTGCGTGGCCGCACACCATGTAAGCATGATCCTTTGCAATTGGTTGAAGCACATCTATCTGGCTGAATTTAGAAGGGGATATCATCGTCGTACCCCTCGTCAGTTGCGCGTGTATGCATTGCTGCTGGTGGTTGCTCTGAAGAACCGGGCCGGGTTTCTGTCCAGCCTTTGCCTCTGGCAATGATGATGAGTTCACCCTTGACTTGCGGGATGATTATCTCGGTGATGTATCGTTCGATACCATCTTTATCGTACTTGCGGGTTTTGCTTTCTCCTTCTAGGTAGACCTTCGTTCCCTTTTGAACAAACTGTTCAGTCAACTTAACCAGGTACTTGTTGAAGATCACAATATTATGCCAGCTTGTGTCCTCCCGTTTTTCCTGTGTCTCTTTGTCTGTCCACTTGCGGCTGGTGGCGACAGAAAATTTTGCCATTTGTAAACCGGCCCGCGTTTGATGAAACGTCGGGTCCATGCCGACATGCCCCATCAGTATTGCTTTGTTAATGTCCATTGGTTTCGACCTCCACATCGACGTTCAGTAATAGGGCGCAATTATACATTTCTACTTTGGTTTGTGTTTTGAGTTGCTGGTTGTTTGCGCGCATTTTCTTGGTAACTTTCACCCACGGAACACCAGCCATTTGCCCGTTCTCTATTGAGATTTCCAGATCAGTGTAAAGATCATCCCGTTCGATACACTCATCGTGGCTGGTTGAAATGTAATACACTTTTTGTCCGTTGTGGAATGTACTCATGGCATTGGCTCCGTTAGTTCTTTCTTCTTCTTGTCAACCCACATCTTAAGTTCAGATGCAACGGCAGGCTCAAGGGTCGAAACCCACTCGCGGTACTCGTCCAGAATAGTGTCGGCTTTCTCTGCGGTCTTGGCTTTGGTGATTGCATTGATGAATGCCTTGCGTTTCTCAAGGTACTTGGCTTGCTCGGCGGTGTTCTCTTTGTCAACGTCTGACTGACGCTGTTGCACATACTTGTTGTCATCAAACTTGCCGAGAAATACATCGGCGTTGAATCCAAGATGAGAGAGGGCTTTGGTTAGTGCATCGGTCATTGCTTTCTTGGCGGCGTCGTTATCCGGTGCTTTTCTGTCCTTGCGTCCTGCTGTCCATGCTGTGACTTGAGCCATGCCACGTACTGGTCCGTACTGGCTGTTGTAACCGGGTGTTTTGATTCCTTCCCATTCTCCCGGCTTTGCCCACCACAGTACAAGATCGCACCACACCAACACATCATCGCCAATGGTTTGAAATCCATAGTCGGTGTTGTATCCCCAACCTTGTCCGATGGGACCGAACTGTTCGGTAGCTGCTTTGATCTGGCTGTGTGCATCGATCGCTGTGAAGGTGCGCCCGAAGGTAACCTTCTTGGTTGAATCCGGGTCAGTTTTTTCAACCGCGCTCCAGATTTTCAAATTGTCCTGCTTGATTTCTGCCTTGTCTGTCTCGTCCGTCATGTCGTACTCCGTTCAGTTATTGAAAGTCAGATGGTCCTAGCTCCCTAAGACATACTGGCGGTTGGTTCTTACTGGTTTGAATTCTTGTTCTAAAGAATCCATTGTGCTGTGGAAATTGCTTCATAAATCGTCGGCTATAAAATGGGCTGTAATGGTCATTCAATTTGAATTCTGATTCATTGGTTTTTGCTTGATCTGTTTCCCATCGGATGCGTTGAAAAATACCGCGAGCAGAATAATGTATGTACCCCTTTTGGATTCGTTCAAAGCTGAATTTAATAAACAGTGTCCAGACTTCCGGGTGTTTTTTGTGAAATTGAATCGTAGCTTCTCGCATTTCTTCATATCGTGATCGAGTCATGCTTACTTGGTTCATGCTTTACCTCGCAGTGCCATTCGTGCTCGGCAAATATCAGTCTCGTAGCTGTCAAGAATATCGTTGAGCTGTCGTGCCATATATTGAATTGCACAAGCATTGGTTTTGATAATGATTATGTGTTCGGTGTTGCCACGATATTCAGTGGCAGTGATCTGAATTTTTTCTTCGCCTACTCGTTTTATCCCAATGCCTGCTTCAAAATGTTGTCGTATTGTTTTCATGGTCGCACCTCGTTTTCCAGATACCAGAGGAAAGCCTGCTCTTGCCGGAACAGCTCGTCGGCGTAAGGCTCGTCGTATTCAACGGTGTATTGCTCCCACCGCACATTGAGATAAATAACCGAGAAGATGCAATGGTCAGCTCGCATGATTCGCATGGCGTGTTGCAATTGGGGATTGTATTTCTTGAGTAGATTGTGGGGCTTCCACATCATGTTGATTGCTTTGGCCTCCCACGGAATACTGCCTGTTTTTCCTCCGTCGAGTGGATCATGTGTTGTGATCAATCCGTCCGGGGTGTAGGTATTCCATTCCAACGGGCTAAAGCTGGAAGCAAGCGGCTCAGTACCAGGACCATGCAAGAATAGCGGAGCGTCTCGCCATCTGTCGTTGAAGCGTACGTCTCTGCCTGTCTGTAGCTCGTACCAGAATCGGTGAAAGCTCTCAAGCTCCTTGCCAATGGCAGCGGCTAGCGGCCACTCGTTGACTCCTACGCCATGTTTCTGGTCGTATAATTCTGGCCAATCCCCGGCTTTAATGTGAACTGCGTCGGATGCGCCTATCGATTTCCGTCTGTCATACATACTTTGTCCCTCGATTTCATTGTACCAAAATGATCTGTCCTGTACCATCCCGGCATGTTCATGGTTGATGAATCCCTGAGTACCCGGCAAGCTGCCGAATATCTCGGTGTCCATGTGCAGACCATGAAGAACTGGCGACTGGCCAAGACAGGCCCGGCCCATTACAAATTGGGGCTGCGCAATTTCAAGTATTGGAGAACTGAGTTGGATCGATGGTTAGAAAGTACCGAAATAAACCCGTAATTGTTGACGGAATTAAATTTGATTCGATACGAGAATCGATACGGTATCGTGAGTTGAAATTGCTGGAATCAGCGGGGGAAATTGATCAGTTAAAATTGCAGCCCCGGTATCCACTTATGTGTGGAACCAGTCATGTTCGGATCAGAAACAAACACGGCCAGCCTCGTAATGCTTATTACTTTGCTGATTTTGAGTACCGGGACCGCAAAAAGTTTTTCAACGAATTAGTTGTTGAAGATGTGAAAGGAATGGACACGCCTGTTAGTCGTTTGAAACGAGCAATGATTGAAGCTCACTACAATATACGAGTGCGATTAGTTCGTTAATTTCCACGGTTCTGAATAGAAGATAAAGAAAGTTTTTCCACTGTGTTCAGCAGGTGTATTAACAAGGATAGTAAATTGAGTATCAAGCAAGTCCACTACGGTTCCAGAGAACTCGACATCGAGGGCGTCGACTTCGACGCGAATGGTATCGTTCGTTTCTGGTTTACGGATTATCCTTGCCATCAGTTCAGGATTCTGGCAAGCGCACCTTTAACTGTTGCGCCTATCGATAGCCTGTCCTCTGGTTCTACTTCTGCCAGTTGATCCTCGCTCGGCAGATCTACGTCCACGTAATCATCAAGCAGCAAGTGAAGATCGATTGTTTTCTTTGGCAATCGAATCAACTGATTGATTGAGTCAGCACCGAGGCCGGCAGTTACCGCGTTGAAATAACGCCACACGGTTTTATCTCCGTGGTCATTCGTCGGTTCGTACCATTCCTGGTTGACCTTGCCAATCCGTTTCAGATTGATGATGCCCTGCCTGAATGTTTCCATTATCAGATGATCAGCTTCCCTGTCCGACAATGGCGCCAGCTTGTATTCATCAAAGCGAATGTCCTGTCGCTTACGCATTACACGTATGCGACTGATTGCTTCTTCAAGCTTGCCGGGTAGCTCGTCCATGATATTTTTCGTGTGCTTCCTGCCGACTACGATATCGCCACTGAAAGACAAGTTATCGCAGACAAATACCCGCGCACCAATAGCGATGGATGCCGCGAACGTCTTGTCATGCGTGTTGCGCAGCGCAGCCAGTGTCGAATAGCCTTTACCGTTTTGCACGCGCACATCATCGACGTACTCATCTTCGTGAATCAGCTCCATCATTGCGAAATATTGAGCACCTTCGTGGTTAATAAAATGCTTTTGGTTTTGAATCATATAGCCTTGATCTTCAAGTTTGGATTCAGCGAGCGCGAGAAAATCGTGATGAGCTACAGGAAAGTGAGTGTCAGTTGGCTTAGGAATAAATATTTGATTCAGTTGTTCCCGTGGTATGGATTCTGCTCCACAATGCATCATTAGTCCGTTCATGGTTTCCGATCCTCGTTCATTTGGTTCGCCTTTTGTGTGGCCCATGAGCCGGGGAGTCGAACCGTATCCCCATTTTTCAGGTCAATTAGTTCTCCTGTTTTCCCATCCATAACGCCCCACCACCCATGACCTAAATCTTTCGGGTGATATCTGTTTACCACGTAGGATAAGAATGTAAATTTTTTCACCATCGCTTCTCCGTTATCTGTCGATCATTAGTTCATGTCGAGCTTCGGCTGCTTCACACAAACACGGCCAACAATATTCAAAATCCTCGCCATGCTTGTGTTTACGTGCAACTCCGCAACCAACACAGAGTTCTTCTTCTTCGACTTCTTCCATCGATTCAAGCGAGCCACAACGTGGACATTTATCAAGATACTCGCCGGGATCTGGTGGGTCGTATCTGGGTGGCATGTAAGTGTGCGATTCAATCTCTGTTTGCCTGCCAATCCAATCACACTCGGTACACTCATAAATTGTGTTCATAATCAGTAACCTCGCAGCTTCAAGACGTTCGATAATTATTGATTTCATCATTGCCATTAGCACCCCCTTCCGAACATATCCTCAACGCATTTGATTTCCTGTGCTGCAATTCTGTCGCCGTGTTTTTTGGATTCGTAGACCACCATCGCACTAAAAATAATTACTAGCACGATGAGGAATTTCAGTACTTGTTCAATTATCTTTTCGGCGGTTGTCATGCTTCATCTCCCTGAGTCTTTGAATTTCGTTGTTGACTACGTGCGCAGCTTTGAGCTTGGAGAGGGTTTTGTTTATGCGTTGAGTAACAGCAATGATTTCAGTATTGAATACGTTTTGGCGAGTCTGGAGTTCTGCGATTTGCAGCATTTGATCTTGCATTGCGTTAAAGCAGGATTTAAGAAACTCGTTAGATACTTCAAGTTTGGCTAGTCGATCTGGAATTGTCTCACTCATCATTGTACTCCTTCTGATCAAGGCACGTGGTTTCACACACCTCTTGTTTATCTTCCTTTGGTTTGACCTGAACAAGCATCAGCTCGCCCCAATCATCACGCCGAAGCGCGTATTGTGTCTTACCTTTTTGGAAGAATAAAAACATTAGCGATCAACCTCCGATAATGCTGCGGCTTGAGCTTCGCCATCATCTGCAAGCGAACTTAAGTTGTCACAAACAGTGACAGCGGGCTTGTTTTTGTACTTACGAATTTCATAAGTCGCCACGACCTGGGCGTTGGAATCGAGTACACAACCGGAGCCGATTGCATAATCTTTATTTGTCATACACTGACTGAGAATAGCTGCTCTTAGATTCTCGAAAACGTCAGTCATTTCATGCTTAAAGTTTTTCGTTGTGTGGAAAATCCTAGTTGGGATGATGTTTATTTCAATATACATATTCTGATCTCCGTCGTGAGGCGAGTAGGTGACCCCGCACATGAGGAACGAAAACGCGGGTCGCCCACGCAGCCCGTTTAATTAGACCGCTGCACCTATCGGTCATTGAATCCGTCATGCTCTTTGCAATAAATTGCATCGATGCGTCATGGAACAGCGAGGTCTTAGGTTACCAATCCTCCTTCAGTCAGGAAGTTACTGTCCGCGGAGCCATACCGCGAAATCGGAGAATTTTGCAGCGTAGGCTCTGCCTGCACCCACGTTGGAAAGGGAAATGCTGAGGGTCAAATCACCCAACACTTTTCATCCCTTTACTGCTTCGCTCACCACCAGAAGTTACAGGCATTCGCCAAATAAATTCCCTTGCTGCACCGTGCCTTGTTGAAAGTCGATGCCAGAATATTGTTCCAATTGGGTGAGCAATTTTAACCCGGCCTTTAGTTGAGCTGTACTGGTGTGCTGATTGCGGCCGATACAACCAGCGATCATTCTGACCAGCAAGGTAACGCTTGATGTTAATGCCTCCTTTCGGGTCTTGAAATCATCATCTTTGTAATCACCCAATGGTGCGTGATACCCGGAGTAATTGCCCGTGTTGAAATTGTAAGAAATTGCGGTGACCCATTTGTTCTTGCTGACTTGCAAAAGCCTGATATCGCACTCGGCTTGCTTCACTTCAAATTCGATCAGCTCCGTATCATCACTTTTGTAGACACCGTATTTGTTGACTTTGATTTTCACTTGCACACCGTTTCGTAAACATCCACCTTTATTTTCTTTGTGCCAACTTTAATTCGTGTGCATTTGCTTGAAGTAAAAGCTAAATAGATAACCAGGGGATTGTCTGGATGCCGAAAACGTGTGCTAAAACGTGGCTCGTTGTCTTGCGGTCTTGAATCGGGTGCATAACCGAGCTTACGCAGACCCTTGAAAATTGCTTTGAGTAGCCTGTCGTCACCAGCGTAACTTAGGTCGATTTCATCAGCACAAATAGTTACATTGATAAGCTTGTTATCAATCTCAACCAATGTGTTGGCGACTGCTGCAAGGTAAGGCCGGATTTTCTCGGCATATTTCTTTCGCACTCGGTAACGATTGCGGGTGGCGATTCGATCATCGTCCAATTGTTCAATCAGATTCATGGTGAGTTCTCCTAAAAGGCGAAAAATATCGCCGCGATTAAGCCTGCCACAATGAATGCGGCGGCAATGTGTACACATCCATGTGTATTTCGATCTTCTGGATATTCCAAATCAAAATCCGGTTTTTGATCATCGTAATCTTTGGGTTGCATGATGGTTTCCCCATTGGTGGTGTGAGTTACCCCATTAGTGGAGTCAGTTGGAGCTTGGAGTGATGTGAGCGAAGCGAACGAGCGACAAGCGGTTTAGCAGGGAATGAGTATGTGCTGGAATCAGCATGGTAGGAAAAACCGAGCCGAGCTGCAAAGCCCGACCCGGTGTTGAGCTTAACTAGCTGCTTTGCGTGCAGCCAGTTTCTGGCTGACGCTTTGAGCA